AACCCCTAGGTTCACGCCCCGACTAGGGCGGCGGCTTCTTCCTCGGTCAGGCCCAGGGCGGCGAGCTTGGCGACAGCCGACGCCTTGGCGGCAGCCTTGGCCTCCTCGGCAGCCTGTCGCTCGGCCTCCGCAGCGGCAGCGGCAGCGGCGTCAGCCTCACGCTGCGCGATCTCCTCAGCGGTGAGGGGTCGCTCCTCGACCTGGCCTGTCTCGCAATTCACGATGACGGCGATGGGGGTGGTGTCAGACATGAGGCTCCTTATGCCTTGGAAATGCCGTACAGGAAGAAAGACGAGCCGCTGACAAAGTTGGCAGCGTCCTCTGTTGTAAAATCCACTGATGTCACGGCGCTAGTCACGGAACTGAACAGGGCGGCATGAGCGGCCATCGCCGCTGCGGTGGCATTATTTTCTGTAACCGATGTGGCGCTTACGGATTTCGCTGTGGTACCTGCATAGTTTGGAACATAGATTTCAATTGAAGCGAACGTGTTTGCTGTGCAGTTAGGGTCAGTTAGGTACCCAAGCCCCCGCGCAGGCGAAGTGGCAGATCCAGTACCAGAGCCATTGCCGTACAAGTAGCGGTGCGACGACTGGTTTGTGCTGTTGAGATTCATAAAAAGGAAGTCGGCACTTCCTCCTGGCATGTTGCCACTTGAGGACCGAGCCGAGATCACGATCCATAGGTCCGTAAATGTGCCGGGAATGCTACTAAATGTGACTGTGGCCGTGTTGCTGCCCAGCACATTCTTGGCAATCAACTTACAGGTCGTCGCCATCAGCGGCCCCCTGTCCTGAACTCATGGGTTAGTGACATCACGCCGCCTTGATTCCGTAGAGGGCGAACGTGGAGCCGATAGCAAACTGAGCAGGACTGCCAGCGATGAACTCAACGGACGTGACCGCTGCCGTAGACCTCCACAGGCCCACCTCCCGTGACACGCCAGGGTTGGAAGTGTCCGACTGGTTTGCGACCACGTTCAGCACCGTCTTGAACACCGACGTAGACGAGTAACTCATTAGGTGCCCCGCACCGATGAGGTTGCCGTTGATGTTGTGGTAACGGCCCAATCGAATGTACGCCTCAGACGACAGCCTGCCCGAACCCGCTGCGCTGCCGCTTCCGTACAGGTAGGTGCCTGAATAGTTCGTGCCGCTGTCAGCGTTGAACCTCAGGAACAGGCTGCGAACATTGCCCGTGCTCTCCGATAGGGAGTAGGTGACAACCAAGTCCTGCCACGTCGCCGCAATACTTGAGAACGTCACCGACGCTGCCGCACCGGACAATGTCTGTTGCGCAATCGGCTCATACGTCCTAGCCATGATTCACCCCCAATGTTCGAAACTGTGTCGTTAGTGTCATGCGCGCAACCCGTACAGGGCGAATGTGCAGTGCTGCACCAAGTTTGCATTTGAGTCACTAAACATGGTGATGGACGTAATCACCGATGTGCTATTCCATAGCCCACTATTTACTCGCACGCCGCCACTAGTGCCATTCCATTCGGAACCCGAGAAGGATCGAACGGTCTTAGTTTTCGACGTACTTGCGTAGTCCAGAATGTCAATTACGTTTGCCGTAAAGCACGAAGTTTGCCCGGTACTGCTATTTATTGCATCCCCCACGGCAGTAGAATCAAGCGAGGAAAATCCGTAAGCGAACGCAGCGGAGCCGCTGCCACCAACAGAGTGCCGCGCGTAGTTGCTGCCGCTGTCGCTATTGAACCGCGCTCGTAAATTGTAGTAGGACGCGAAATCGCCTGCATCCTTTGATATGGCGCGGATTTGCAAATGCTGATACGTCCCCGGTATGCCGCTGAACGTGACTGACGACGCCCCGCCGCTGCCCACCGTCACCGTGGCGATGGACTCGAAATCACCACCACCGGCATAAATGAATGGGTTGATAAAGAACATCAGGCACGCCTGCCGATGAGGTAAACCTTGGCGCCCTTAGCCCCGGTGCCTGCCACGTCGATGTCGATCGTGATCTCAGCATCGTCAGCCAGACCCGTGTCGCTAATCACCGCAGCCGTGGCAGCCGTCGTGCTGGTCTTCTCGTTAGCGTCGATCGTGAGTTTCGTAGACAGAATCGACGTCCCGCCCTCATTGATGTCAAACGTAGGCAGACCCGAGGTTGAGGCTGTGGACAGGGACGCCCGTACCGCCGTCAGCGTCATCGCGAACGGCATCCGGAAAGTGACCTTAGCCGTGCCCGTGGTCAGGGCGGTTTCCTCATCCGACACCGCGATCCCGATCACCTCCGCAGGACCCTGCCAGATCAGGCCCGTGGACTCCCCAGAGGCCGCGACGAGGACCTGACCATTTGAGCCGACCGCGAGGGCCGTGACAGCCGTCCCGTTGGAGGAAATCAGGCTGCCTTTTGAGCCGCTAATTAGGGCTTTTGTGACGTACTGGCTGTGAACGTCCGTAGTCGTGTCGTTCACATGGCTGTTCGTCTCATCGAAATCCCTACCAGAAACGCCATGCCTAAACACAGCTCCAGCAGAATGAGATACAGCCGTAGTGCCATCAACACCACGAGTAACTGTGAGGGTAGTGCCAGCAACGTTAGTGACAGTCACCACCTCTTCAGAGGCAGTGTCAGGGTCAATGATCGCAGTCCACGGAGTAGACACAGGATACCCAGACAAGGCAGTAACTGTGATACTTGTGGTTGAATTATTAGCGGAAGCAGACAGTGTTGTTGCTACCGCAGTAGACGAGTAATATCTACGAGGCATCTATCCTACTTCCGGTAGTGAATGGGTGTGTTGATTTCGCCACGGAAACGACCAACCTCCTCAGCAAGACGCTGCTGATATAGCGCATACAAAGTTCTAGCCACGTTAGAAGCGGAGCCGATCTGGCGACGCTCATCAAAAAAGCCTGCCTGCACTGACGACGGATCCAGCAGTGCCACATCGATTGACGACACAAGTCGCGCAGCCGTCCCAAGAGCAACAACATCCCGGCACGATGCAGGCAAACCCGCTGTAGTCGTGAGCGTGTCCGAACCCGCTGACAGAAGAGTCGGGTCTTTCAAGAACTGAACCTGCACAGTCCTGCCAGGAACAACCGAATCCCATACAGTGATCGTCTTGCCTGTCGTGTACTGAGTCACATTCGCCTGAAGGTCGATCTGCCATCTGCGAACAGTCTCCCAACGGCCCGAAGGGCCAACAGTCTTCCAAGTAACCTGGCTCACCTCATCCACCGTGGAAGGAATAGAGTAGGTGTTCGTGGCTGCCAGGAACGTGAACGTGTGAGTGTCTTTAGCCTTTAACTCTACACCCATAGAGGCGATAGTGTCGTTAATGGCACGCTTCACATAGTGGCGAGGGAACAGGGGATTGAACGTGACACGGGCGTTATCGGAGTGGGTGGTGGCTGTCGTGCCATCAACACCCCTACCCCACGGCTGAAGGGCCACAGCGTTCGTCGTGATCGCGTCAATGTAAACCAGCTCGTCGTCAATCTCAGCCCGACCCATGCCCAGACGGGCACCGTTATCCACATTGAATGTGGTCGCTGTCCCATTTAGGCTGCCATTTAGGGCAGTCACAGACTCTTGTGAACGTACATAACCACGCAGCATCGACAGCACATCGTTAGTCAAATCGTCAAACGTCGTCACAGGTACTCCTCCGTGGTCACGATCTCCTCAGTCACCGTGTAACCAAGCCCCTCAAGTTCAGCCTTCAACGACGTAGACACCACATGATCACGACCACCAGCCAAATACTTCTGGGCATTCCTCGTCCGCTCAAGATCAGGATGAGCGACCTCAGACCACACGCCACTCTCCTTCAACAAGGAAATACCCTCATACTCCTTGAACAGACGCCACTGGTAAGTGCTGACAGGTGGCCGGAAAATCCAGCCCTTCTTCGTCACCACAGCGTTACCGAAATCGTTACTGGGATCCACAGGGCCAGGGATAATGAACACGGTGGCGAGAGTGTCCGCATCCCCAAACTGCTCAGACCCAGCAATACCCGTAGGCGACATTACAGGTGTAAGGCTCGGAGAGCCAACAGAACCAGCAGAGGTAAACCCAGAAGGGTTCATGGATGTAAACGCCTCAGCGTTGCCTACAGAGGCTCCTGAGGGTATCCCTGCGACAGGAGCTTTAGCCACCGTTTTAGCTGTCCCAACAGCGGCAGTGCCAGCAATGCCAGCAACAGAGAGCGAAGCGGACAAAGCAGGCGAACCGATATCACCAGCACCAGCAACACCAGACACAGCCACAGACGCCACAGTCGCAGCAGTGCCCACAGCGGCAACAGAAGCAACCCCAGACACGGCAACAGTCGCATTCACCTGAGCTGTACCCACAGCAGCAGAAGAAGCAACCCCGTCAGGGTAAGCAAACCTGAACAGGTCAGGACCCAGTTTCAGAACTGGGCGCTCCGTTACATCAATAACGGTCATTCAGGACTAGAGGCTGAAAATCTTGTTGGCACCGTTATCCCACACCACGGTGATGTCACCGCCAGCAGGCTTAATCGGGATACCAGTACCCGAATCAATCCACGCAATCACACGCTGACTCGTATCAGCCACATCAGCGCCACCAGTCGAAGCAGACGACTGGAACAGCAGCAGCGCATGATCACTTGCGCTAGACGCAGGCGTCGTAAACGTCACATCAGCCGCATCGAACACGCCATCAGTCACAGTCTTGCTAGACAAGCCAGACGACGTAGCATGAAGCGTGCCACCAGCACCAGTCACATCAGACACCGTGTCATGGGCAGTGTTATACGTGTAGCCCCGCACCAGGGCAACCTTGATCGTAGCCGTATCCAAGTCAATGCTCCCGTCAAGGAAACCTTCCTTGGCCTTCGGGAAGACAGCGTTCGCCACCTGTTCTCCTTAATCGAACTTAACAACTTGCCCCGTTTTGGGGCTGTAATGGGCACCGTTACTGAATGTGTTATCCGTGGCATCAAACGCTGCCCCGGCCTTCGCAGACAACTCAAACGCTTTATGAATGTCTGGAGTCCTAGTAGTTGCTGGCTGAATCCCCGCCTGACGGGCCTCAGCGTAAAGATCAAGCTCACGGTTCTTACTTTTCTCCCGTGAAGCATCAATCCCAAGATGCGAGCGGGACCAACCCACACGCAAAGAAGCAGCCCTCAAGCACTGCCCATAAGTCTCATGGTCTTTCGTAATACACCCGGTCCTGCAAGACATCAGATCCCTCTCAATGCCCCGCAGGGGCCACCCCACCATATGAGTGACCCCCGCAGGAACATCAACTATCAGGCGTTGATAGACGAAGCCGACTCAATGCGGTAAAGCGCAGCCTCACGGTAACGCTTCCACCCGAGAACGCCATACCAGCCCAGAGGGCGGTGACGCATCAGCTTGTCCGTAACCGGACCCATGATCGTGTGCGGCTCCTCAGCAACAGCCTCAGCCAGTGCCTGCTTGCCGACAATGATCGTGCGGTACACGCGAGCAGAAGTCGCGCCATCCGTTGCCGAGTACATGCGAGGAGTCTCAATGAAGTAAGCACCCTCAAACGTACCGATGAATCCAGGCCAGAAGTTCTCCGTAGCATCATACTTGTGGAGATCCTGGAACCCGCCACCCGTAGCCTCCTTGCGAAGATCGAAGGAAACCTCAGGGTGAATGTAGGCAGCGTAAAGGCTACCCTGACGCGGAACCGCAAGGTTCGCACGCAGCTTCGCAACAACGAAGCGAATGTCGTCAGCCTTGATGATGTCCGTGATCTCAACCTCAGAAGTCTGAGTGGGAGTGTCGGACGAGTCACGGGCGAAACGAACATTGCTACCACCACGCAGCTCCGTCATCACAACAGAGTCAAGCGAGTCAGCCATGTTGTACGCGATGATGTCAGCAGCAGCCGGATCAACATCGGACA